GGCCTAATCACTGACACTCAACTGGAGGGTACATATCGTAGCACCTCTTCCGTTACCTCACAGCGTCTCCAGGGTCGAAAAGTGACACTTAATTCCTGACCAAGAAATTAAAGAAATAATGAACACCTAACGCCAACAGAAACCCGAACCTCCTCTGCAACAGATGGAGAAGGGTGTGGATGAAAAGTGGGAACACGCTTCCGGAGGAGAAAACCTCTAGGAAAGCAATTCCTACTGTGGCTGCCCACCCAAGCCACAATCTCGCCAACTCTTCCAACAGCGGTGAAAGAAAATCTTCCACTCCCATTTTGACCGACCCGCTCTCTGCTATCCAATGTTCTCCCTCATGATTTGAGAAATCCAATACATTTTCCCCCGTGTCCTTGATATATCCACGCTCGAACAACTCATCAACAAGAACACAGGGAAAGGAGTCCAAGGTAACTCCAACTGCCCAATCTCTCAACTTACAATATTCCTCAGGTGTGAAGCCGTAACACAACATGAAATCATCCTCAGCTTGTTCTGAGACTTGATGCACAGTAGCAGAGGTAATTCTTTCCTGATAACTGTCGTATTCAAACTTGGCCTTCACTCCTTTACGATACCCGTCATTTACGATAGCACGAAACATATGTCCTAAAACTGGAACATGTCCCGCTATTGGCAACATAGAAACAGCTGTTCCCAAGAGCAATCTCTTATGAACTTTTTCAGAATGATTGTGCAAGTTCAGACCGAACTTTGCAAGGGTCCTAAAGGGTTTGACACCCCACTTCAGGCCTCCAGGAATGCTGTAAAACTTTCCAGAACAGTACTCTAGATCTTGGTATTTATCTCTCCGAAAAATTTTAACTTTCATCCCTAGTCTCTGGTATCTGGCCACCCAGGACACCATATCATCCTCTTTCACAGCGAAGAAATTGTCATCACCTTTAGCAACCATCTTGATCTGGCCATCTACCAATGGAAAATCCCCTTGGCCCAAAACTACAAAAGTAGTGATCAAAATGTTCAACAGAGTGTTGAAACAACTGGTCCACATGTCTCCGGACCTCCTTCCGAACATCGTGGAGAATTTAACTCCCCGGCACTTGCCCCAAACTCTCTGCCAATGCCGCTTCAAAATTTTCCAATGAACATACAGCCTAGGACATATCTTAGATATAAAATACATCTCCAAACTCTTCATTTGTTCAGTTATGGAGCCGTCCCAATTGGACACATCACTCTCAAAAACAGTCCCAAACTCAGAAAACATCGAAAGAACACAGGATCCTAGAGCTACTGCGTCCATGCCATTATCATAGACAGTCGGACTTCCCTCGTGAAAGACTGTAGCTAGATACTTCGAAACAGCATAGAAGAAGGGGCCCACCATCATTTGGAAATCAGGAACTCTAGCCTGAATTATCCTTGGCTTAAAAACCTTCCAAGTTTTACCGACATAAGCCTCCATTTTCACAAATATATTGGACTGATGAATCTTCTCTGAGACCATTTTCCCTGACCATTCTTCCATCAGCAACCTCACTCTTTTCGTTGGCAAATGATCCAACCATTCGGAGAGAGTATAGTCTTTCCAGAAGCCAAGCCCCTTCACCCTTCTTTGAAGAAACAACTTCCCATACTCAAAGAGAGAGTCGTTGTACTTCTCATCAACATCACGAGCAAAAAGAATTCTGATCTTCAGACCATGAACTATGTCATGAACACAACACTTCGGAACTACAAAAGGCCCTCTTTCAATAAGAGTTCCAAAAGAAGTAATTGACTTATTTGCCCCACAAGGCTGTTCATAGGTAGGAGGGAGCTTCAACTGGGTTCCAGGCTGCAATGGAAGATTTGGGTAATCACATTCCCTTGAACAAGTTCTGAGAACTTTAAGCACATTAGCTTGTCGCACATGAGGAGTCGAATTCCACAAGCCATTCCACTTCAATGCAAATATGAGTAAGGGAACAAGGATGAGCAAGTCCGATACCAGCATAAAAGTGCCCCAAGTCTGTTGCCCATAGCCGAATATCACATAAAGCGAATAAACTGCATAGGCAAATAGAACTGGAAGCACAAAATAATGCACCGCAATCGAAACATGATAATATTCCTTGAAGATCTCACACAACCAAGCCGGACAAGGTGAATTATTGAGCAATCTCAAGAAAAGAACATAACGAACTCTTTCCTTCCGAGACATCCACTCATCTTGATAAATCTCACATTGTTCAAGAAAACGCTCAGAACGGATGAACATGTGGCAGTCGTAAAGAGCGTTAGGCCACAAAGGCACGTTGGCTCCAATATATGCTGCTAACATCTCAGCCAAATGCTTGACATTCAACTGTCGATCGTCCATTATGGCCATTTGGGCTACCGTATTCCCTCCTTTATCCAGCCACTCCTCTCGCTTCCAAT